TCTGTTCAATTCCACCATCAGGTTTATTTGGATTAGCCAGCATATACAGGAGATCTCCCATATATTCGCCAACTAAAGTTCCTAAGATAGTTCCTATTCCAATCTGTCCGATAATAGGAATAAATGATCCAACTGCACCACCAACCAGAGAACCTGCCATTTTAAACAGAGCTCTGTCGATTGGATCACCATCTAGCAGCGAGAATGCAGCGACAAGAAATCCGCCAAACCAGGGAATTCTACCAGCAAAATTCTTAACACCTGCCTTAAGTGCTTGGGCATTTGCCTTGCCAAGTACATTCGTTAATACCTTTTTATTTTTACCGAATGCAAAGGTCATTGCGCGACCTGGTGCATTACCAAGACCACCCTTAAAAATATTACTACCAGTTCCTCTACCCAGCAGAGTCTTATTCTCTGCTATAAGTTTCTTATTTAATGCAGCTAGTCTGTCTCTTTCTAACCTTGCTTTCTGCAGGTTACTCGCCATCTGGCTGGGCGTTAACCTCTGATTCTTAGGAATCTGATTACCACCAGGTTTAGTGGTTGGTAATTTAGTAGTCCCAGGTTTAGTAGTCCCAGTGCCAGTTCCAGGTTTTACAGGTCTATTTGTTTTGGGATCAATTTCTTCCCATCTACCTGTCCTAGGATTCTTTCTATATTTCCTCTGTTGTCCATCAGGACCATCAATATAAACATCATCAAGAACATCAGCAGCGACATTTGCAGCCTTATTCCTATAAAAATCTAACCCCAGTAAACTGAGGATAGCATCCATAGTACCGAATGGATTGAGTAATGCGCCTAATCCAACAATACCAGTGATGATCTTCCACAGACCACCTACTCGCTCACCAAAAGTCTTATCTTTTCCGAAGGTTTGACTTATACCCTCAATCAGACTATCAACTACTAAAAATTTTACAATTCCAGCAATCTTATTGAATACAAATGAAGCCTTTCGGAAAAATGTAACTAATTTTTCTCTATTTTTAGGATCAGCAAAGTATTCTAATGTGGACTTAACTGCTAAAAGTCCAGCAACTTTAAGTAGAAACTTAAATGCTGTCATTGCAAGACCTTCCAGTCCGCTAAACAGCTTTCCAAAGAGACTATCTACTTTCTTTTTATCCTTAGGATCTAGTTTTCCTTTAGATGCTTTTCCAGTAAACGAACCAAGACCTTTTTCTGCACGTTCTTCTGCAAGACGGTCTGCTTCTCTTCTTTTTCTTCTTCTTTCTGCGATTTCACGCAGTTTGTCATTTTCTATAAATTCAATTTCAATTCTCTCTATCGACTTTAAAGTCGATTGAATTCCCTTCAGAGAGTATTGAATTCCTGCAAATGCTTTTATGTTAGATCTAGTGGCATGAACAGCAACGGGGGATACAGCTCCTGCTCCACCCCCACTTCCTGTTAGTTTGTATACATCGAGTTTTGCCACTTATTAAGATCTTTGATTTTGCTTTTCCTGCATTCGTCGTTGTTCTTCCCTTAAGAAGTCCGTCAACATCATAATATACACTTCCTTTTCCCAAGGCATCAACTCCTCAATATATTGAATATCCCATTTGTGATGGTGTATCAATGCAAAATTAGTCTGGAAATAATTTTCCAGATTATTGTGGAGCAGTGCTATGCGAAAAAACTTGCTAGACCCTCAAGTTCAACGTCACTTTCAACTCCAGTATTAGGATTAGTGACCTTCAAAGTGTATGCTAATTTAGGCATAGTCTCGAAGAATTCTTGAATCAGTTTAAATTGACTAGATGTCAAAGATTCAAAAAACTCATTCAATTCATCTTGAGTGCTATCAGCACAATCATAAACTTGCTCAGTATCAGCGATGGTTTTTAGGCAACTAGCTGCCATTTTAAATACCTGTTCAACACCCTGATCTTCCGAGAAGTTCATTTCAACGAACGTATCCAAACTAGGATATTTCATAGTGATGATGACGTTATCATCTAACTTAATTTCAGGTTTGTGACCTCTAGTTTTCCTGACTTTAATATCATCAAGAGGAATGTCAACCTCAACCTGAGTTTCGTTATCATCAGGACATGTGATGTTAACCGTTACAGTTTCACCAACTGATTTTGTGCGAATCTGAAGGAAAACAAATTCAATATCAAATGTTGCCAATGCTTCAACATCATCAATGTCTGTACAATCAGCAATGATAGTTTTAATTGCATCAAAAAGTCCTTCTTGTCCACCCGTTTCAGTTGCAACCAGAAGAAGTTTTTCTTCTTTAACCAAAAACGGTCTGAAATTCACCACTCTACCATCAGAAGGTAGTTTCATTTTGTATTTGGGGGTGTTTAATTTAGGTAATGCCATAGAAAATCAATTCAGTAATTTTATTTATGAAGGATCTTAGAACCTTCCGTAATCATAGTCATCAAAGTCCTCCATGCCGAAACCTGTGAACTGAGATCCATCGGTAGTAACTCTAAGAGCTCTATCATTATCAACTCCAGATCGAGGATAGAACTTATAACGTTCATATGAGAATGAAACCGTAAACGTTAACAGTCTAGGTTCCATGTTATTTAACTGAGCCGAACCAATATTGGTTGGGAATACATTTCTCAGTTCTGTAACTGACATGAGTTCAGGAAGTCTCAGTCCACCATTAATTTTATTTCTATATCTTTCCTGATGCTTTTTATCTGGTCCAACAGTGACTTTATTAACAAGACCTCTATCCATTGGATCATCAGAATTTTTAGCTGGTGTTCCACTGCCCTTCTCAAACTTATATATTCTCATAGTATCACAACAATACTCCTCATAGTAATCAACATACTGATCACCATCTCCAGTAATTGCTGAAACCCATCTCTCAAAAATAGTTTTGGTTAGTTGAGACTTTGGAATGATAAATGTAATGTTAATCTGACTAAATGCCTGTCCAGTTGCATATTTATAGGGAACACCAATAGTAGTGATTTGACCCGTAGTTAACTGCTTACTTGGTAAGTTAATTGCTGAAGCATAGTAATTCAACAAATTGGCAGTATCACCCTTCTCCAAACTTTTAAAGTCGTTATCTGTAGCATAATCTCTAAACACAGGAGGAGTAGAAAATTGTACAGTAAATAAATTTGTCGTTGCAGGGGCAGTCTTCTGCTTTGTAAGCATTGACTGCATAATCTGCATTCTAGGTTGAAGAGAATCTCCAGATCCAAAGTAAGGGACAGCCATCAGATTTTAAGCTCCTTCTCTGTAATTAACATGAATTCCCAGTTGTTATCATTGCAGAACTCAGTAGCTGCCTTCCACTTTGCTTGGTTAACACTCCAAGTAACAACCTCATTTATATATTTCTTAGTCATTCTTTTTTGCGTCTTCGGTTCTGTCGTTTGCTTAAACGGTTTTACTTCGACCAAATATTTTCTATTTTTGATTTTTACATAAAAATCAGGAAAATACCTATGCCGTTTACCATCAACAGGGGAAATGTATGGAATGATAATTTCTTCACTACCCCATTCTTCAACTGAAGGTGTAATATCACACCATTTCATAAATTTCAACTCCCACGACGACCTATAAATGACGTTCGTTGGATCACCCTTGTACTTACGGGGAAAACTAGGTTTATATTTCCCTTGATACCTCATAAATAAATAATGATTACACTTTATTTAGGAAGCTTCAGTGAGCGTATTCAAATATCCCCTAAAACGACCGTCTGAAGGAGATGATCGTAGAGATAATGATGGTCTCCGAGAGAGCGCAACGGAAGCTGTTGACTATTTAATGCTGCGAAGAGAAAGATTTAAATATGATGATAGGAATGTTCCTGCATTCTACTCTAGAAAAACACCTGGTAATAATGCAAAGGTATATGCACACCCAGATAGGTGTTATATTGCTATGCCACCTCAAATTCAAACATCATACACACCCGCATTTAGAAGGGCAGATATTGGTGTAGGTGGTGTTTCTGCATTAGGTATGATGGCAGGATCAGGCGGTAATGACTTTGCAGATATGGCAGAAGCACTTCAAGCGGGTGCAAAAGCAGCAATTCCTGAGTTCTCAACTGCTGCTGTTCTCTCTATGATCAATGCAACAAACCAATTCGTTGGTTTGCAAGGTCAACTTGATTTGAACTCAATTAAAAACTTACAGTCTGGTCAAATCTTTAACCCATATAGTGAACAGATTTTCCAAGGTGTTGGATTTAGAACGCATAATTTTGCATTCAAATTTTATGCTCGTTCTAGAAAAGAATCTAAGGAGATTAGGAAAATTATTCAATATATTAAGGTTGGATCTTTGCCTAGAATTAAATCTGGAGACTTTGATGATTTCTTCATTAACGATCTAGAAGAATTCGATCAACCAGGTAAAAAGAACGTCGAAGGTAAAACCTTTGGCGAAGATATCATGAGAAAAGATGGTTTCAGGGACATCTTTGCTAAGACTGATGGTAAAGATACTGTTTATAGTCAATTAAAAAATGATGCATTTAATAACTATGCATCTAACGATAGATATTTCAGTATTCCAGATCGTTTTCAACTAAGGTTTGTTCGTTTTGGTAAAGGTACTAGTGACAATACCTTATCAAATTTAGTTTCATCTTCACGTCGTGATCTGATGTTCAAAATATATCCATCAGTATGCACAGGCATTCAGGTGAACTATACTCCTGATAACATGTATGTCGCGATGAAGAAATTAGGAAAATCTGATATGGATGTTCCTGCTGTCGTTATGACTTGTTCATTCGCAGAAACTAGACTTCTTACAGCAGCAGACGCTGCAGCAGGTTATTAATGGCAACTTATTTTTCATATTTCCCAAATGTATACGTTGGCGAAGGTATCGCTGATGACGAAGCGTTTAGATATCGCTTAGTAAAAAATATCTTCAGAAGATTGAAGGTTAGAGAGGACTTAAAGCAGTATTCTACTCTATCAGAACTTTTCACTATCCCTGATGGTGATCGTCCATCTGATATTGCAGCAAGATTCTACTCAGATCCATTCTTGGATTGGATTATTTTACTTTCAAATAATATCACTGATATTTACGAACAGTGGCCAGTTAAACAAGAACTATTGTATAAACGGGTGACAGAATTGTATGATAATCCCGATGCAATTCATCATTGGGAAACTAATGAAGTATTGCTGAATGGTGAAGTTTACATGAGAAAGGGCATTGTAGTAAATGAATCGTTCCGTGTGGTAATGCCCGATGGAACAGAAAAATCTAAAGATGAATCGGTATACCCCGTTTCAAACTACGAGCATGAAGAATTTGAAAATGAAAAGAAACGATTTATTGAATTACCAACACCTCCTATTGTTGAATTAATCTTAACAGAAATTCAGACTAAACTTAATTACGATCCTCATCCAGAACTTGATATCTACGGTGATAAGAAAACTGTATCTAGTATTATTTCTAGGTTCCTAGATCAAGCAGGATATGTTAGTGGTAGTGTTTCTATTTCACAGGGAACTGAAACTGTAACTTCATTCGACTTTGGTCCTTCTGCAGCAGGAACTGTTGGTACGGTGACAAGCACTACAAGTGATACTGCTGCAACAACAACATCAACTACTACCACAACAACCTCTACGAGCACTTCTTCTAGTTCTAGTAGTTCTTCTGGATCCTCTGGGTCTTCTGGATCTAGCGGTTCGTCTGGATCCTCTGGTAGCAGCGGTAGTTCGGGCGGAGGATATGGAGGGTATTAATCCAGACGATATCATTGATATGCATATAACAAAAGACGGACTCATACTACTGTATAAGTCCGTTTGTTTTCATTTAGATAAATGGCCTGGTAATAATCGGGAACCTTGGGAGCAAGAAGCACTTCAACTGATGAAAGATAATTTACTTCGTATTATGTTGGAGCAGCAGTTCAGAAAACCCTAGGGACCGATTTTTTACCGCGATTTTTTTTGCGACTTCTGGGGAATCAGAGGTCGTTTTTGGTTTTGCCCATCAATTCTTCGACTCTCTTACGCATGGTCGCTAGTTTGTGCTGCTCTCTTTCAGTATGCTTGTAACCATGCTTTCCAAACATGATAAAGTGTCCTTGGCAGATAAGAATCACACCAAGGACACCTATAGTAATCGTTCCAATTAGTTCAATGTAATTTTGAGCCATGGGAATAGAGGTTCAATCACTCCAATAAGTCGAAGAAGACCCTCAGCAAAAAGTGCAAGAACAACCCAACCAACACAAAAACTAATAATTGAAGCGTTACGATTGTGTCTGCGTATTGCATCGTCAATCATCTCCTGAACTTCTTCTTTGGTTGGATGATGTGGCGGTTTGATCTCGTCGAATCGATGGGACATTATTAACCCCCATCAATTTGGCATCCTACCATTGCACCACCAACAACTCCGAGAGGGATTGCCCACCAGCGACCATCACCACGGGACATAGCAGCACCTGCTCCGCCACCTGCAATACCACCAATGATAGAACCTTCGATGCAGGAGTTATCATCTACATGATGATGTCTAACTCGTTCTGCAGGACGATAAGTGCGACGAGGAGTGGGATAGTACGTATCTTCGTATGTAGGTTGACGCCAGATGTCTTCGCCAAACATCTTCTGACAAGGAACGCGAACACGTTTCTTTTCGGTCTTTACATAACCAGGATTTTTCATAGTGCCAGGGATGTAACGCTCACGATACACCTTCTTGAAACACTTTTGCTCTTTAGCATATCCACTCTGAGACTCATATGCTTGAGCAGCGGGGACAGAACTGAAGAGAAGGAGGGCAGCGAGTGCAAGTTTCATAGTGAACCTCTGTGTGTATGTAATAATTATACTGCAGAAAAGGGAGTAAATGTTACTCCCTTGTGACAGATATATTACTGTCTATTTCAGTCTTCTTCAGCGAGTTTAGCAAAGTAGGACAGAGTATCATCCTCATCTTCTACAGGAGAAGATGCAACTGCCTTCTGACGGAAGTCCTTGACTTCAGCACCCCAATCAGGTTGATTAGAAGGAGTGATGTCAGGAGCATTGAAAGAACCGCGACCTTCAGACTCATCCTCAAGGGATTCATCAATAGGACGTGCAGCAGGTGCAGTTTTACCCAGCACCAGGTTCAGACGTGCTTTCAGTTGTTCGTAGGACTTGAAGTTCTTAGGATCTTCAAACTCTGCAAGGGAATACCCCTGCTTCCAAATGCCTTCCAGTTTATCATCATCAAACCCACCCAAAGTTCCAGGTGAAGCGAATTCAGACTTATCATAATTCCAATAACCATCGACCTTGCGGATCTTCAGTTTGAAGTCAGCACCTTTCCAGAAGTTGAAAGGATCGATGGGAGTCTCGTCTGCAAATGCAGGTTGCATTGCTTCAACGAGTTTGTCAAAGATCTTCTTTCCGAACTTGTACAGGAAGACCTTACCTTCGTTCTCGGGATGAGCAGGATCACTCACAACGTAAATGTTGGAGTAGTAAGAAAGCTTACGCTTTTGAGCACGAGCAATCTCTTTATCGCTATCGCGACCGCTGTTCCAAAGTTCGCGGTTCATTTCACCAACAGGATCATCCTTGCCGAGAGTGGTGAGAGAGTTCTCAATATACCACTGTCCACCAGGACCCTTGAAGGCGTGAGACCAGATCTTTGCCCAAGGCATTTCTTCGCCATCGGGAGC